CTCTTTTAATTCTAAACTTAGGACCTCTTACTTTTGCTAATTCATTCTGTATTATAGATAATTCTTTTTCTTTACCTGTACGATCAAATTGTCTTAATAAATCATATATAGCTGCTTCATCTGCATTACCATATGGGTATCTTTTTTTAGTAACAGTATTATATATATAATTTTTTTCACCCCATGCTGGATCATTTTTAAGTCTTTTTTCTAAAGCTAAACCATCTCCTCTAGTATTAGTTCCTATATTTGCTACAACTTCATTCTTACCTTTTTTATCTGGTACTCTTTTTAATATCCAAGTATTAAATTGATTTGGAAATACATGTGGAAAATAA